GATTTGCGCCTGTTGTCGTTCCGGTCGTGATTGTCCAACTACAAGTTTGCCCTGTGCCCGCTACTGCCGTGACGGTTGCAGAACCAGTTAGCGCCCAACCAGCACTGAGAGCGAGTTCACCGTTCGTGCAGACCGCGCCTTGATTGGAGATTATGCCTGTACCTTGAATATTCCCCTTGCCAGTCCAGCCGCCGTTGGCTCCTGCTACTGGGATGAACGAATAGGTGAACCCTGCTCCGGTCTGAATATTCGCCACCGAGGGCCCTGTAAGTTTGGTGCCGTAGACGAAGATGTTCCCAACATTGTTGAATACGTTCGTGCACGCAGCGCACTGCAAGCCGCCGCCATAGATATTGATGGTTGCATTCGCTGAAGTGTTGTCGATGAGAAGATTCCCCGCTGCTCCCTGCACATCTTCGAAGTAGCTGCCGTGAAAATCTATGTTCAGGCCATTGGTGGCATTCGTTACAATGCCAAGCCCGGCGTTTCCCCCATTGTTTTGCTGCCTCCAGGCGTAAAATTGAACAACCTCATTCAGTGACCCGCCATTGTTCGTATCCACGTTATTCAGAAAATTTACAGAAGCAACACGGCCCTCAATGGAGTGGTTTTGGATAAACGCAAGCTGTTTTAGATGGAGGTTGTTTACACCATCCCCGATATGGATGTTTTGAAGTTGTAGCGGGTTTTCCCAGAAGTCATTTAGGAAAGTAATCTTCTCCATCGTCGTGGGCGTGGCGACGAATGCTTTCCCGATGCAGCCATTGATGTCGTTATCTTCGACGGCCATCCATGAGTAAGAAGATTCAAAATCGCTCGCGCTGGTGGCAAACCCGCAGAGATTGTTTGTCGTGTTATGGAAACCTTGGACCCACAAGCTCGACCATCCGGCGTGCGTGGAACGGTCGTTCATTAGTCCCGCAGGCAGACCTGCACCTGTAATCCCGCTCGTAACATGGGCAGAAAAATCAGCGATGACCGCGAAATTAGCTAGGTTAGAAAAGTCGAAATCCTTCACGTAGAACGCTGCCACGTTCGACGTTTGTGTTGGCCAAGTAAAAGAAGCTGCCGTGCGCACATAGATAAACGTGGAAGCCACTCCCTGTCCGGCAACCCAAAGCGAAGGTCTGAGCGTTCCAGTATTGCCACTGTTCGGGCCGCCTTCACCTAATGTGCATGTACCTTGGACAGCGCATCCAGGGTACTTAATTTGTAGCGGTTGCTTGATAGCATACCCGCCAGAAGGGAGATAACCCCCGCGTGTCGAAGGTGCAGCGCCGAGTACGGGCGCTTGGACCATAAATGCCGCCCAGTTTTGCATTGCCGCGTCATCATCTGTTCCAAAGGCC